GCGTATATCTAAGGGCATGGGTAGGGTGAAGAAGCTTGCCAAGAAGAAGAAGAAATCACACAAGAAGAGAGTTAATAAAGCACCATCCTTCGCTTTTCGCAAGAGGAAAGATTCAGAGACAAGAAAGCAGTATTATGACCTTTATATAAGATCACCTCACTGGTTCAGGCTCAGACAGAGGATAATGTCTCAGCATGATAACGATTGCTACTTTTGCGGAGATAAAGCACAGCATGTACACCATTGGAGATATAATAACATACTTGGCACAGAGAAGGACGGTTACTTCTCAGCCTTGTGTAAGAACTGCCACGAATACATCCACGCCAGTAAAGAATTAGATCAAATACATCGAGGCAACAAGATGGACGAGAACGATATTACAGCAACCATTCTTGACATAAAAGAGATGTTCTTCACTTCAGATTAATAAACGTTTTATACTATTTTAGTATATTTCTTATTTTCCCCTTGATTTCTAATAAACATCTCCCTATACTTTTATACCAACTTAGTATATACTTTAATGGCATAATTTGAAAGGGAATAGATGACACCTCCTCAGATGGCTGTAGCAGTTGGATCATTAATCGGTGGAGCACTTGGTATGTTCGGCGGTAAGGACGATGAAGATAAACCGGCTGAACCTATTGCACCTCCTGCTCAACCTGATCTCCCTCAAGCCCCTACTGCTGAACAGGCAGACTACTTAGGGCAGAAAGCAAGAGATAAAGAGAAGCGTAGGGCTGGCAGTCGTAGCGGACGTAGTTCAACCATCCTTACAGGTTCACTCGGCACGACAACTCCAGCTAATACTTCACAAAAATCTTTGTTAGGTGAGTAAATATGTCTAAAAAGAAGAGAAATAAAAACTCTAAGAAGCCAACCTTAGAGCATGTACAGAGCGAGAACAAGCAGAACCCTGTACAGCCTTATATGGTACGCTTTACGCAGTTGAAGAATATTGCGAATAACGGTTGGACAACAAGATGGAAAGAACTATCAAATAACTTTGACCCCACGAAGGGTCGTTACTTAATCTCGGACGGAATTGATGATGATAACAGAGGAAAGAATAACTACACAAATATCATTAACCCAACTCCGATCGTTGCACGACGAAATCTTTCCAGTGGGTTGCTCGGAAATCTCACTTCTCCTACAGGGAAATGGTTTCGCTTGGCGGTTCGGGACACAGACCTCATGGATAGCTCCGAAGTATCGGAATATCTGTTTGAAGTCAGAGAAGTCCTGTTAAAGATATTCTCTATAAGTAACTTCTACGGTGCGATACATTCCGTCTATGAAGAACTCGTTACGTTCGGTACAGCCTCTATGTTAATTGAAGAGGACTTCGATACCGTTATACGTTGTAGACCCTTTACTATCGGTGAATACTACTTGGCACTTGGTCCTAACCTTGAGCCTGATACGTTATATAGGCAGTTCTCTTTAAGTGCTAGACAGCTCGTTGAAGAGTTCGGCTATGATGAATGTTCAACTCAGGTACAGGCTAACTATGACAGCAATCAGGGCGAGACCTTGATTAAAGTTATTCATTGTATACAGCCAAGGGTTCAGGGCGATGCCGCTGTACTCTCTGACATTAATAAACCATTTGAGTCTGTTTACTTTGAAGCTGGTGGTAAAGGCGATACAAATGCCAATAAAGGTTTCCTTCGGGTAACTGGTTACGATGAGAAGCCGTTCATGGCTCCTAGATGGAATGTAACTGCTGGCGATGTATATGGTTCATCACAACCGGCAGATATATCTCTCGGTGACGCTAAACAGTTACAGACAGAAGAGAAGCTTAAACTTAAACAGTTATCTAAAGAGACAGAGCCTCCGTTGATTGCTCCTTCAGTATTAAAGAACGAGGTCATCACTCAGGTACCTGGCGAAGTTACATTCGCTGACTCTGCTGAACCTGGCTCTCAGGGTGTTAGACCACTTTGGGAAGTGAGGGCTAATATTGCTCCTATCGCTGCGGATATTCAAATGATGGAATCGAGAATCCAAAGGACATTCTTTAATGATCTCTTCCAGACAGTAATCAATGAGACTAAGAGAATGACTGCTACTGAAGTGGCACAGCGTAGAGAAGAGAAGCTTGCGTTGCTTGGTCCTGCTGTTAATAGACTTCAGAGAGAAGTTCTTGAGAACTCTATCGAGCGTACCTTTGCAATCGCTGAGAGATTAAACTTGCTACCGGAAGTGCCTGAAGCTCTTGCAGAAAGAGAACTAGAAATACAGTACGTATCTGCACTGGCTCAAGCACAGCAGATTGTTACTACTCAGTCACTTGAACAGGTCTTTGCATTCGCTGGTAACTTATCAGCGGTGTTCCCTGAAGTTCTTGATAGGCTTAACGCTGACGAGGCACTTGAGGGTTATGCAGAAGATTATGGTATTGACCCTAAACTGGTACGTAGTGATGAAGAAGTCGCTGAGATTAGACAGGCTAGAGCACAGGCTAGAGCACAGGCACAGCAACAGGAAGCGATAACTCAGAACGCTCAGAACGCTAAAGTAATGGCAGAAACAAAAGTAGGCGAGAGTAATGCACTTGAAGCCGTACTTAGTGGAGTTGCAGTCTAATGGACACGACTATCCCTAAAGAGGAACGAGATAGAAGGAAGCGTATTGAGAGGAAACAGTACATTGAAGATTTCACAGTTATACTTGAGACTCACGAAGGGTTTAGGTTATTCAAGGATTTCTTTAAGAAAGCTGGTATATTCAATAAGACATTCACAGGTAACAGCAGAGGCTATTACTTGGACGGACGAAGAGAGTTTGCTTTAGAATTTGTAGAAGATGCTCAAGAAGCATCTTATGATACTTTTATGAAGATATGGAAAGAGATAAAGGAGGAAGCTAAAAATGAGTGCTGAAATAGCTGGAACGGAATCAACGGATAACACCGTAGTTGCTGAGGCAACACCGACAGATGTAAATGCTAATTCTGAGACTGAGAACGCAGAAGTTACTGAAGCCGTACTAGGTGAGGCAACTAATGAAGTGGCTCTTGGTGAAGGTGAAGATTTGCTCGGTGGTAAAGATGAACCACAAGGAGAGGCAATAGCACCTGATAATTATGAGAATTTTATTGTACCGAACGGTGCTGATGTGGATGAGGCTTCGTTGAGTGCCTTTGCTAGTGATGCAAAAGAACTTAACCTTAATCAGACACAGGCTCAAGCATTACTTGAGAAGCAACTGTCCGTACAGAAAGATCAAGCAGAAGCTCTGGTGGCACAAAAGGCTGAACAGAAAAGAGTGTGGGTTGACGAACTTACAAAAGACGCTGAGTATGGTGGTAGCAAATTAAAGGAAACGGTTGAACGTGCAAACCGTTCTCTACGCACGTTTGACACCACAGGAAATATAGTAAAGCTCTTAAAGGAAACTGGACAGTCTAACAATCCAGACATTATAAAATTGTTTTCAAATATTGATGCGAGGTTAGGCGAAAAGACATTAGTTGAGGGTGCTGTTATTCCAGATAGCGATAAATCAGACGCTCAGAAGATGTTTGATCACCCTTCCTCACAATCTTAAACTTTTAAATATGGAGATTTTAACATGGGTACTGTAGGAACAAGTTACCAAACACTTTCAGATCACGCAAAAATGATGGATCCTAATGGAAAGATCGACACTATTGTTGATATTCTTAAAGAGACAAACGAAGTTGTAGACTCAATGCTGTGGAAAGAGGGCAACCTCGCTACTGGCGAACAGACTACAATAACCACCGGATACCCAAGTACCACTTGGAGATTGCTTAACTATGGTATTCAGCCTAGTAAAGTTACTACCAAGCAGGTTACTGACGTATGTGGTATGCTCGGTACATTCGGTGAAGTAGATAAAGACGTTGCTGCACTTAATGGTAACACAGCAGAATACCGTATGGAGCAGGACAGATACAAGCTCAAAGCACTTGCTAAAGACTTTGCTACTGCACTGTTCTATGGCAATGTAAGTACCGACCCTGAACAGATCATGGGACTCTCACCACGTTATAGCTCACTTTCTGCCGATAACGCAGGAAACATACTTAACGGTGCTGGTTCTGGAAATACTAACACATCTATCTGGCTCGTAAACTGGGGCATGGAAGGTGCATACGGAATCTTCCCTAAAGGTTCTGTCGCTGGTATTCAGTCAACTGATTTCGGTGAACAGGTTCTTGAAGATGCCGATGGCGGTAAGTACCCTGGCTACCAAAACTATTACCAGTGGAAGTGTGGACTCACTGTAAAGAATTGGGAAAACATTGTACGTATTGCCAACATAGACGTAGCACAGCTCAAAGCCGATGCCGCTTCTGGTACAGATGTTATTGAACAGATGATTCGTTCAATGCACCTCGTTGAAACAGTATCAAGTAAGCAGGAATTTTACTGCAACAAGACTATATTCACATATCTTGACTTGCAGACTTATAACAGCTCTAACATGAACGTGTCTTACGAAAAAGACCCACATGGTAAGAGAGTTATGATGTTCCGTGGCGTACCAGTAAAGCGTTGTGACGCACTGCTCTCAACAGAAGCAACTGTATCCGAGTAATCCCACTACCCTTCTGGACCTAATTGTGGGTTCGGGGGGGTATCAATTTGTTCTATGAAAGGAATATGAAGATGATTTTAGATAAACAGAATATGTTCAGTGAAGATCAGGCTATTACCGCTACCGCAGATAGCACAAATGTTATTGACCTTGAAGCCGCTGGTCACGCTAAAGGAACACCTATCGAAGTTTGGGTTCAGGTCACAACTGACTTTGCTACTCTGACTAGCCTTACTGTTACTCTTGACGCAAGTGCTGTTGAAGGAATGACTGACGCTGTAACTCTTGGTGTAACTGGTGCTATTGCAGCGGCTGACCTTGTAGCTGGGTATAAGTTTACCCTTCCTTCACTGCCTTATAACACATTGCAGTACCTTGACCTTACTTATACTGTCGGTGGCTCTAATGCCAC